GTGATCTTGACCCCCGAGCTCTTGAAGGAGAAGTGGTCGAAGAAGCCCAAGGACCAGAAGGAGTTCGACGAGGCCATCGAGGAGTACAGGATGTTGAACGAGGAGGGGGACGGGATCGTCATCCTGGAGAGCGGGATGGGACAGGGGATGTTCCACTTGCTCAGCTCGTTGTACCACTGCATCATGGACGACACCATCGAGGAGATCATCGAGAAGATAATGAGGTCGAAGTACAACGTGACCGTCAAGGTGAAGACGCTGATCAGCTCCGACGACAAGACGAAGATGATCTTGTTCATCTTCCACAACAAGGACCCGAAGGAGGCCGAGGAGTCGATGAAGACCTACATGTACTTGGTCGACTTGCTCTACAGGCTCGTCAACATCCACACCAACTGGAAGAAGAGCTCCTTGCACTTCACGATCACGGAGTTCAACTCCTTGTTCTCGATCGGGAAGAGGATGTGCTGGGCGAGCTTGAAGGACATCTACAACGCCAACTCGATACCCGACTTGACCTCCCCCGAGGAGGCGTGCATGTTCATGATCGGGAACATCAGGAGGTGCTTGGAGCACGGGATCTTCCTCCCCACCATCAAGCTCATGATGAGGATGGCCAGGAACCAGTTGTACAGGTACTACAGGTTCGACAAGTTCTTGGTGAACCAGATGATGAAGGAGCTAGAGGTGTCCGAGGAGCACCTCCCGTTCCAGTTGGGGTTCCTCCCCCAGGAGTTCATCTTGGAGACCCTGGTGTACGGGTTGGACATCCACATGTTCAAGCACGAGAAGAGCTCGAGGATCTCCAGCTTCTACAAGAAGATGTACACCTCGATCAAGGACGAGAACTCGAAGAGGACCAGGAAGGTCGTCCCCTTCTCGGAGTCCTGCTCCGGGAAGTTCTGGTTCGAGTTGCCGACCAGGCTCGACAAGAGGCTCAAGGACATCAAGTCGGACTTCTACGACAACAAGATCTGCATGTCCCCCGACGAGGTGATGTCCATGGTCAACTTGAGGAGCTTGATGACGAACTCCCCCGAGAACGACTACAGGCACTACAAGAACAAGGTGGAGGAGTACTTCGTCGGAATGAACAGGAAGTACGAGTTCCAGGACACCATGGTGGTCCACTCGCTGGTCAGGGCGCTCCAGATGTCGAACAGGATGGGGATGATCTACCCGAGGCAGACCAAGTTCGAGGAGGCCGAGATGAAGTTGAAGGCGATGAGGAGGAACATAAAGGACGACAAGGAGTTGTTGAAGGCGAGGGAGGAGATGGAGGAGATCTTGGAGGAGGAGTCGGTGGACTCCATGGGGTTCGTGAAGTTCATCTTGAGGCAGGACGAGTCCAACAGCAGCTTGATCTTGTTGGAGGGGTTCAGGAACCTCATCGAGAAGGCCAGGGAGTTCGAGAGCATCTTGGTGTCGTGCAACAAGAACACCAGGTTCGCGCACCCGACCATGAAGACGATGAGGTTCTACATGACCGACGTGTCCTTGAACTGCAACTCCGAGGAGATCTTGAACTTCATGTTCGAGTCCGACAAGGACTTCAAGAACTCCACGCTGAGGTGCTTCGACCACCTCAAGAACCTGTCCAGCATCAAGATGCCCATCAAGAAGATCCTGGAGAACCCGTTCTTGTTCATCAAGGACCTCATGTCCTCGGACGACTACTCGTTCAAGTCCTTCAAGGACTTCTTGTCCTACCACAACAAGAGCATGAGGTTCGTGAAGATCAACATGTTCTCCGAGAACCAGTGCTCGG